CAAATAAATATTGATGCAGAACAGGCTGAAGATCGTTTAGACGAATCTTTAGAATATATGCACGAACGCCATTTTGATTTTAATGAACGTGCTCAATTTATTGTGCCTGTAAGTCCTACAAATATTTTAAATAAATATTTTGATACTAGTAATTTTGGTTTTGCAGTAGGTGCTCAGGGAGTAACATCAGCAAGTACAGGTATAACTGGATATTGGCCTGCAGCATCAGATATCAGAACTATTACCAAAGTTTATAAACCAGGTAATCAAGTTGGAGATTATATGTTTGATCTTAGATATCAAATGACACTATTTGATTTCTTTGGTTTATATTTTAATCAAGGTGGATTAGCTCAAGGGCCTATGGCATCATATATGGAAAGTATGTCATACCTACAGTTAATTAACGATGTGTTTAATTATCCGGTATCATACACTTATACACGAACAACTAATAGACTATTTTTAGAAACAGAATATGCAAAACTTGTAGCTGGATCTTATATGATGGTTGAAGCATATGTTCAGGTTAATCCAGACTATTACTCAAAAATCTGGGGAGATCGTATATTTCAACGACATTATTCTGCCATGTTAAAAAAACAATGGGCACAAAACTTAATGAAATATGCTGGTATGCCGCTTCCGGGTGGGGCTCAACTAAATGCTGGTGCAATGATGGCTGATGCTATTAGAGAATTAGATGCTATTGAAGCTATGTTGTTGAAAACACAAGAACTCCCAGTAGATCCAATGATTGGTTAAAATGGCAACAAATCCATATTTAAATTTAACTTCGTATGGTCCAGAACAAAATCTTATTGAAGATCTTACTGTAGAATTGATTCAAGGTATGGGACAAGATTGTTCGTATGTTCCTAGAAAATATTTTAATATTGATAAAATATTTGGTGAAGATCCAGCATCGTCTTTTGAAAAAGCATACACCCTAGAGATGTATGTTCAGTCATATAAAGGTTTTGATGGTACTGATGTTATTACACAATTTGGTTTAGAAATTAAAGATAAAATTACATTATTATTTGCTAGACGCAGATTTAAACAAGAAATTACTAATTTAGATTCTACGATCACACGACCCAGAGAAGGAGATTTAATATACTTTCCTTTATCTAAATCTCTTTTTGAAATTAATTTTGTAGAACATGAAAACCCGTTATACCCATTAGGTAAACTATATTCATATCAAATAACTGCAGAACTATTCACTTACAGTTATGAAAAAATAGATACCAATATTTCCGCAATAAACAGTCCATATACTTCAACGCAAGGATTTTCTGGATCTATACTTATTCCATTGGCTAATAATCTGGGAACTACTCTTGGAATCAATGATGTTCTTAAAACTGAAGGAAATAGTTATGGATTTGATCCAAACAATCCATTTGATGATTGTGGATCTACCAGTGGAACTGAAGGATGTAATTAACTTTAAGGAATTTTATGTTTAACTATTTTTATAATCAAAATTTAAGAAAATTAGTTGTAGCATTTGGAGCACTGTTCAGCGATATTGACGTTGCTCATACTGATCCCGATGGTGGAACTCCTATAAAAATAAGAGTTCCTATTCATTATGCATCACAAGAAAAATTTATTCAACGTTTATTACAGCCATCATCTATAACTCCTGGAACTCGTATTGAAACACAACTTCCAATTATTAGTTTTATGATGAATACTATATCTCCAGACCCATCACGAAGATTAGGAAGATTTTCAAATAATAGTAATTTAAATGGATGTCAGTCAACTGGTAGTAAAATTTCTATACAAACACCAGTAAATGTATCGTTTAATTTGTTTGTATATACCCGACATACAGATGATATGTTACAAATTATTGAACAAATTATTCCAAATTTTCTTCCAGAGCATATAATTCAATTAGATATGAACAGTGTTCAAACTAACTTAAATATTCCTATAACTATGGTGAGTAATAATTTGAGTGAAAGATATGATGGTGATTTTAATAGCCGTAGATTAAATATTGCCTCTTTTCAATTTTTAGCCAAATCATGGATCTTTGGTGAAATTGAACCTGTTACCGCCATAAGTAATACTGTAACCAATCCAATTATTGACTTTGATTGAGTCTTATGAATATTAATAAAAATTTAGCAAAATTGTTTAATGTGAATGAACCAAAAGAAATTACTGTAAAACCATCTGCAGGTGGCACATTTGACAATAATAATTTTCAAAAAGATTATGAATTTGTTCAATCTAATTTAAAAGATTTGCTTGGTAATGGAAATATAGCACTTGAGAGTGCATTAAAGGTTGCTACTGAATCCGATAGTCCAAGAGCATTTGAAGTAGTTGCGATTTTATTAAAAACAATGGCAGATCTAAACAATACTGTTTTAGACGTTCATAAGAAAGCCAAAGATACTACAGCATCAACAACAAAAATTTCACAAACAAATAATTCAGTTTTTGTTGGGTCAACCAAGGATCTTCAAAACCTCTTAAATAAAGATAGAAGCACCGATAAAATAATCGAAGCAGAGGTTGTGAATAATGAGTCTGAACAACGGTAATCAAGGATATAGAAATAACCCAAAACTAAAGCCACCTGGCATTGATATTCAGTATACTAAGGAGCAACTGGAAGAATATGTTAAGTGTGCTAATGATCCAGTATATTTTTGTAGTAAATATGTAAAAGTAAAAACTCTTGATAAAGGTATTATGCCTTTCAAGTTGTATGATTATCAAGAAGAATTTGTAAAACAAATCCACCAAAATAGATTTGTTATTTCAAAATGGCCTCGTCAATCTGGTAAATCTACATCTGTTATTGGTTATATTTGTCATTATGTAACCTTTAATCAAAGCGTAAATGTTGCTATTCTTGCCAATAAGTTAAAGACAGCAAAAGATGAATTATTTGCTAAACTTCAATTAGCATATGAAAATCTACCACACTTTCTACAACAAGGAGTAGTAGAATGGAACAAGACGAGTTTTAAATTGGAAAACGGGTCTAGAGTGGTCTGTGACGCAACTTCGTCTTCAGCGATCCGTGGTGGCTCTTATAACCTATTGTTGTTGGATGAGTATGCGTTCTTACCTTCGCATATTGCCGAAGAATTTTATTCTTCCACCTACCCAACCATTTCGGCAGGTTTGACTACCAAACTTATCATTGTTTCTACTCCAAATGGTATGAATCACTTTCATAAACTTTGGGTAGATGCTAATCGTCCAATGGGGCACAAACTCAAAAATAGATTTGTACCTGTAGAAGTTGACTGGACTCAAGTTCCAATAACCCCAGGTGGACCTAGACGCAATGAAGAATGGGCAGAAGAACAGATTGCCAATACAAGCCAAGAACAGTTTAACCAGGAGTATGGTTGTAGTTTCTTGGGTTCATCTAATACCCTAATTTCATCTACAAAGTTAAATGTTCTAGCTTCTGAAGAATTTTTAACAGAAAATGCAGAAGGTTATAGAATATTTGAATTGCCTGATAAAGATAAAACTTATTTTTTACAGGCAGACGTATCTCGGGGTCAGGGTGCTGATTATTCTGCATTTACAATAATTGAGGGCTCTACAACACCATATAAGATCGTAGCATCCTATAGAAATAATACTATAAGTCCATTTAGTTTCCCAACTGTTATTAGAGATGCTGGAAAAACGTACAATAATGCTTATGTTCTCATTGAAACCAATGATTTGGGTGGGCAAGTATCACACATTTTACATTCCGATCTTGAATATGATAATGTATTAATGACCAAAGTATTGGGACGTAAAGGTCAAGTTTTGTCTCAAGGATTTGGCGGTGTTGGTAAAAATGAGATGGGTATCAGGACAACTGCACAAACAAAGAAGATTGGTTGTGCAATTTTAAAGCGATTGATTGAAGAAGATAAACTTCTAATAAATGATGACCGTATTATTACTGAGTTGATGTCATTTATATCAAAATCAAATACCTATAAAGCCGAAGACGGACAACATGATGATTTGGTCATGTCTTTAGTATTTTTTGCTTGGTTGACAAGACAAGAGTACTTTAGTGATTTAGTAGAACAATCGAAATTTAATTATGAAGAAGCGGCAAAACCCGAAGATGACAATGTTTTATTTGTAGCTCAAGAAAAAAATGGAGATGATGGTGAAGAATTTTCTCAAGGGGGCGTTATCTGGTATCCCACATAAAATGCTAAATATTTGGACACCATAAGGAAATTAAATGCCATCACTCAGCTCCTTCATAAACTCAAGTCAATATTCGCTAGAAAGTACAACCAACCCTTTATTGGCTGGTATGCAATTGGGTTCCCCATATGTTGCTCCAGTATTTAATGGTGTTTCTGGAGCGGCAGGAAACAATCCTGGTGGACTATTTGGTTGGCTTGTTTACTCTCGTTCAACGGTATGGCCTCCATCTACCCTTGCAAAAGGTAATACTACAGATACATATATTGTTTATACTAACCCACAAGATTTTGTTGGAGATTTAAATGCCTTGAGTGGAGTTACCAGTTGTCTTATTACTGCACCAAATTCTGGTGGAACGTTTGGATTATTTCAAACAGATGGAACAGACGGTCTTTTTATAAAATTAAAGGCATTAACTAACGGTAATGATTTTCTCTTTGCGATAAATTATTTGGCATATGGTGGAACTTTAATTGTTACCGGCAGTCCCGCTGGATTTAATCAATATCAAGCAGATAAAGAAAATATATTAGATGTCATTATTGGGCAAGCAGGAACTACTCAACTATGTCAATGGATGATTAATCAACCATATACAGCGGGTGTTTTTCCATCTGATGCAGATGCTAGTGGTATAACTGGTAATGGATATACTCTAGCAAATTATACGACCTTATTGGGTAGTTCATCTTTAACTACAGGATCAACAGTTGCTAATAGATTGTTTAACGTATATGGATTAAAAACGGTCACAGCCGTTGACACAACCACACTACTATCAAATAGTAAGCTAACATACACGATACCGGCTGTATCCGATGTAGGTGGATTCTTTACTAGAGCCAAAAATAGAAATGAAACATATTTAACAGTAGCCGGAATTGATAGAGGTACTGTTTTAAATGGTAATATTATTAATCCAATTGATTGGCAAGATACGTTAAAAACCACATTACGTACCAATAGAGTAAATTTCTTTGTAAATTATAATCCAAAATTCTTAGGTTCAGATTTGGTAGGAGCTACTGCCAATGCATTAATTTCATCAGACGATAGAATTGGACCATCAAGATTGCGTTCGGCATTATCACAATCTATGACATCAATTGGTTTGAAATATCTATTTGATCTTA